CCCTCGCGGTCAGCGGCTTCTGCGTACCGGCCCAGGCGTGCACGAGCGTCTCCAGCTCGTCCACCTGCTTCGCGGAGTACTCCGAGACACTCCCGAGGTAGCACAGGGTCACATGGAGGGACTCCAGAGGCTCTCCGCCCTCCACCAGGAGCTTCTTGCCCAGGGACTTCGGCGGAACGATGGCCACCATGAGGCCGCTGGAGTCGGCCCCCTCGGGCTCCTTGGCCTTCGCGTCGAACAGCATGCTCAAGATCGTCCTCCTGGCGGTGGTCGGCACCCAGGGGCTCGGCCCGCTCGGTGCCTCGTTCTTCCACTGCACGAGCTGATCCCAGGGCTTGTCCGGGTGCTGGTCCAAGTACTTCTCTATGACGTTGGAGAGGTCGTACAACCCCTTGCCGTCGCCGTTGAAGGCGTCGGACCGGTGGGTGTGCAGCTCCTCCCAGAGGTTGGCCGCCATCCGGTGGCGCTCCTCCGGCGGAAGCTGTCCTATGGCCTTGATCTCGTTCAAGACCGACTCAGCATACGTCCAGTAGGACTCCGGGAGGTGGGTGGCGTCCCAGTCCTTCGGGACCTCCAGGGGGTGAACCGCCCAGGTGTCGTCGCTCACGTTGTAGGCGGCGTACGGCTTCAGGTTCCGGATGTCCCACGCGTTGGGGTTCATGAAGAACGTCCGGTCGAAGGGGCCCACCTTCCGGCCGTCGGCCAACGTGAACCAGTAGCCGTCCACGTTGATGGTGTGCCACATGCCGTCGGTGATCATCTTGGCGATGGCGTCGTCCGGCTGGGCCGCGTACTCCGGGTTCTCCTTGCGGAAGGTCTCGAAGTCGGCCCCCAGGAGGCAGTCGAAATCACCGTTGAAGGGAGCCCAGCGGGCCGCCTCGGATCCCGCGAAGTACACCCGGGTCCACTTGGGCCAGTTCTTGTACCGGGGCCGCATAAAGCTGTTGATGCGGCTCAGGATGTCCTGGCGGACCTCCGGCCGCAGGTGATCCCCCTCGAACAGCCGCTGGTCGTTCTGGGCGCTGTTGGGACCCCAGTAGCGGCCCTCGGGCAGCCAGGTGTGGGTCTGGGTGTAGACCGGGTGATCGCCGATCGTCGTGTTGTCCTCGTGGCCGTGGGAGCCGTCGTCGTGGGCCCAGCCGTCCATGGTGGTCATCTGGACCCGGTGGCCCTCGTTATCGGTCCCCATGGTCCCAGGAGGGGCATACGCGGCCGTCGTACGGGCCCAGGCGGCACCCTCCTCGGTCTGCTCCTCTGAGTGCTTCAAATCGGGCTGGACGGCCTTCGCTCGGTTCCACAGTTCGGTCGCCACGCCACGACGCTGGTACTGCGGCTCCACATGGAGGTTGGACACCTCGCCGTCGCTGCTCCACCAGGTGATCCGGCCGACGTGATTGCCCCACATCTCCTGGTGTGGGGCGTCGGGGTGCCGCGCGATCATGTGGTGGAGCTTGCCGTCCATCACCTGCTCGTGGTGGAACGTCAGCCCCTCAGGCAGGTTTCCGTTGGCCCCGGCCCGCTTCTGGATCGGTCCCCCGAACTGGTGGTGGACCATCTTGCCGCCGGAGTTCCACGAGATGCCGGTGACGTTCACCGGAGCATTCCGCTTCAGCGGCACCTCCCGCTCGGGGTCGGTGTCCCAATCCCGCACCGCGCGGTCCTCTCGCAAGGTCCACTCGTTGTCCTCGATGTGGCTGCGCGGGGGCGTCTGGGCGTGAATGGTCACCGGCGTCTGGCCCGCAGAGATCCGGGGACCGGTCAGGTGCTTGTACGAGGCGTCGTCGGTCCAGTGCCAGCCCAGACGGCCGGAGGGGTGGTACTGCCCGGCATCCTCCAGCAGCGCGTGCGCCCTGGCGGCCATCGGGAGCTTCTCGTCGTGGGCCGGGTGACCCTTGGAGAGGTCCATCGCGAGGTGCCGGTGGATCGTCGGCTGGAGCTTGGGGTGCCACTCGTCCCAGAGCTGCCGGTACTCCCCGTCGTCCTCGTCGTAGTGGTCCTCGCCCATCGGGGGTGCCTCCCCGGGGCCGGAGGTGACCTTGGCCGTGCGGGGTCTCGGGGGCATCACGTTCAGCCCAATCTCGCTCGGCCGGATGTCCGAGGGCACGTGGGCACCGGCAGTCACCGCCGGGTGCTCCTGAGGCGTCCTGGAGCCCTCTCCGGCGAGCCCGTAGGCCGCCCGGGTCACCCGGACCGGAACGTGCGACATGCCCAGCTTCCGGGCCACGTACAGCCGGTGATTGCCCTCCCCGAGGTAGGCCTCCGAGGTCTTCGGGTGGTACTGGAGGATCAGCGGCTTCATGTGGCCGACCGTCAGGACGTGCTCGGCGACCTTCTTGGCGTGCGCCGGGTCCGTCTCCTGGGTGGCGTACCGCGTCAGGTCGTAGGTGGGAACCAGTTCCACGTTGGAGTGCCCGTCGGTGTGCACCCGGACCTGGTGGCCGTGCAGCTTGAGCCAGTCGCTGGGGATCTCCCCGCCGTCGTGCTCCGGCGGCAGATCTGCGGAGGCCCGCTTGCTGACCCCGGCGGAGAAGTCGTAGCCCTCGTACGGGGCCCTCTCGGCCGCCATACCCTCGGCGGAGTACTTCTCCTCGGAGGAGTGGTGGTCGTTGCCCTCGCGCCAGGAGATCGCCTTCACGCTCATCGGGGTACCGGGCCGGACCGGGAGCCGCCAGGAGATCTCCGGGTCGTACCTCTCACCCGGCCGGAAGATCTCCGTCCAGTGGTGCTCCACCGGCGGGGTCTGGGCGTGCACCACCACGCGGGTCGTGGGGCATCCGCCATGGCCGTAGAACTCGTCGCCGCAGTTGTGCTCCAGCTCGTGCTCCTTGTACGCGCCGAAGCCGGACTGGGTGGCGTACTCCTCGGCCTTGCGCCGGTGCGGGGTCCAGAAGCTCCCGATGCCTCCGGTCTCCCCCGTGGCCTCCTCGCCCTGGTGGCCCTCCTTCTGCTTCCGGATCTCCGAGAGGAGCATGTGGGCCCGCGCGGCGGCGGGCTGTGCGGGGTCGTGGACCATCTTGTGGATGTCCGGAGGCAGCACGAGGCTCAGACCCCGGTACACCCCGGGATCCCCGGCCGCCTTGCGCGGTCGGAGAGAAGCCTCCCAGGAGACGCCCTGCGGACCGCGCTCGTTGTTCTTGAACCACTCCGCGTTGCCTGCCCGGGACCGCTGGAAGTCGGCTTCGTTGTCGTAGTCGCCGACCGGCAGATGGATCCCGAGATCATGCGCTACGGCTGCACGGTGGTGCCCCTCGCGCACGTACGGTTTCTTCAGGTCGTTGCCCCGCTGATCCTTGTACTGGACCAGGATCGGGGTGGAGAAGCCGTTCTTCTGGACGTCGTCCCGGACCTTGGCGAAGTACTCCGGATCGGTCTTCTTGAAGTGCCTCACCAGAGCTGGCAGCGTCTTGGCGTTGGGGTAGTCCGGATAGTGGAACTTGCGGTACTCCTCCGGCGTGACCATGCGCACCGTGCCGCCGTCCGTCTCGGACGCCACCTTGCCGAACAGCTCACTCAGATTCACGGGCACCTCCACCCCTTCAGGGCCTGTACGACTCCCAGGACAGCAGAAGGCCCCCGGGGTGAACCGGGGGCCTTCTGGAGCACTGAATCCCGCCAGAGATCCGCACCTTAGGAGGTGAAGCTCAACCACCATGGAACCATAAAGGTCAGGTCACGACAAGGAGTATCAGAATCCGCGTCGCCCACGGCTCCGGCTGCCGCCCCGTATCGAGTCCGGCCGCATGCCCCGGGACTTCCCGAACCCTCCGAGCTGCTGGAAGATCTGCTGGCTCGTCCGGGGGCCCGTGGAGAAGTCGTCGTTCCGGCTCATGCCCGGGAACGGCTCTGCGCCGCCCTGCATGGCCCCCTGGGGCCGCATGGCCCCCAGCTCCGCCCGCATGGAGACGATCTGGTCGCCGATGAGTGCCATCACGCACTCCATCATGGCGTCCGCGACGTCCTTTGTCTGGACGGGGCCGGAATCCGGGTGATCCACGACACCGTTCTTCTCCTGGAGGAACCTCAGCTCCAGCTCGGCCTGCTCGTAGAACGGCGCGTGCACCCAGCCCATGTTCACGGCGGTCTTGAAGATCTCGGCCCGCTGCCAGTTCCGCTGGCGGGTCGCAGTCTTCTCGAAGACCTGGGTGACCTTCGGCAGGGTCGAGTGCCGGGACCGCTTCCCCAGCCGCTGGATGACCTGAGCCGAGTTGAACTGGTCGAAGCTCATGACGCCCGGCATGAAGGGCTTCATGAAGTTGTCCCAGATCCACTCCTCCACCAGGTCGTAGTCGACGATGTGGTCCTGGAAGTTCTGCGGCTCGAAGTGGTGGATCTTGTCGAAGACCACGTGGAGCCGGTCGTCCGGGCCCATCTCGGCGTGGGCCAGCGCCAGGCCGAAGTTCGCGTTCGACTTCGATGGGTCGCCGTGGGCGGTGTACTCGATGTCCAGGCGGCCCTTCTCCTGCATGCCCAGCAGCGGCTGGCCGAAGTGCGGGTTCCGGCCGTCCCAGGGGGCGAAGATCTGCTTGACCTTGGCCTCGTTCAGGTAGGCGTCCAGGGCCACCGCAAAGTGGCTGCGGCGCTCCACCTTGAAGGTGTCCGGGTTCGCCTGCTCCTCGCGGGCCATCTGGTCGTCGTACGCCTGAATGGCTCCCCGCAGCGGCTCGAACTTCGGCCGGGGCAGCCCCTCGTACTCCCCCAGGTCACCCATGAAGTCCGGAGGGAAGATCTCCAGCTCGTGCGCGGTCTCCCAGTCCTTGTAGATGTCCCAGGAGGCGAGCTGGATCATGAGCATCTCGGGATAGACCGGGTCCCCGGTCTCCTCGTCCAGCAAGATCGAGTTGCAGTAGTTGATGTAGAACTGCCCGAGCATCTGCCAGGGGCTGGACGGCTCGATGATGAAGGCGTCCTTGCCGAACTGGTCCAGGGACGGCTTGGCCGCCGCGTAGACCTCCTCGGCAGACCGGTTGGCCCCAGAGGCCACCACGTGGGCCATCTCGTCCCAGGCCTGGCAGAACGACGTGGGACCACGACCGGCCATCAGCGTGGACTCCTTCGGCACCAGCTCGAAGGTGGCCATGTTGATGTCGTCGGGGTTCATGCCCTGCTCCGCGCGCTTCTTCATGCGCAGGAAGTCGTTCGGGGCGAAGATCGACAGCTTCTCGGCCTGGAGGGGTGCTCGGATGTACGGCGCGAAGCAGTTCGAGCCGGTGATGTAGTTCACCGCGTCCTGCCACACCGTGGCCTTCGCCTGGTCCCGCTTACCGGCGAAGACCATCGCCACGAGCTTCTTGTCCCGGTCCACGCCGTAGTAACGCTGCGGGTCGCCCTTGGCCATGTAGTTCCACAGCACGTAGGCCATGGACAGGCCGGAGATGTGCCCCTTGCCCGCACGGCGGCCCATGACAAGCAGGGTCTCCCGGAACCAGTTGTGCCCCTTGCCCTTCAGCCACCGGATCCGCTGGCGGACGTTCGGCACGATGCCGTTGTTCCCGGTCTCCCGGAAGCTCGACTCCCACTCGTCGATCACCGCGTGGTCGTACTCCGTGAACAGGTCGTCCCGCAGAAAGATGACCTTCAGCAGGGTGGCCTGGCGCGGGTACATGTTCGGCCGGTCCAGGTACTCCGGATGGATCACGAAGGTGATCGGGTCCGGGATCGGCAGACCGGTGAAGAGCTGGAACAGTTTGTCCGGCCCGAACGCGGCGGGCAGCCCCGAGGAGCGGGGCTTGCCCCGGACGACGGTGGGGGTCGGCATCGTCCGCCCCTAGTGCCCGCAGCCCGAGTGGTGCCGGTGGCCCTTCTCGGTCTCCAGGATCTTGCGGACGTCCTCGGAGGTGAGCTTGACCTTGCCGCCGGTACCGAGCTGGAGGATGTCCGACTGGACCTCGTGCTGCATGCGCTCGTGGTCGAACTGGAACGTCTTGGAGTCCGTGCGGGCCTTGATGACGATCTCCGGGATCAGAGTCCCCTCGACCTTCTTCAGGGTGCCGTCCGGCTGCTCGACTCCGGCCTCGTACCAGAGAACCGAGGCCACCAGGCCGATCTCGTGGAAGCGGTTCCGGGCCTCGTCGCCGAAGGCCTCGTAGCTCATCCGGGAGGTCTTCTGGCGGCGCTCGTTCAGCTTGTCCAGGACCTTCTCCACCGCGAGGATCTCGGTGTCGTAGAGGTTCACCTCGGAGGAGACGCCACCGGCCTCCTGGGTCTGCGCGGTCACGTCGTGGACTCCTCGGTCTCGGTGCTGTCGGTGGACTGCTCCGTGGACGGTTCCACGGGCTGCTCGGGGGTCTCCCCGGGCGGGGTCGGGTCGCCCACCCACGGGGGCGGATTGGGGTCGATGTCCCGGTCGGCCTCGGGCGGGTACTGAGAGCCCTCGGAGGTGTCCGGCGTCCCGCCGTAGAAGTAGGCGTCCTCCACGAGCCCGTAGCCGGACCCGGGGGTCCAGATGAACCAGACCCCGGCCGGGGCCAGGACCATCTCGCCGGTGGTCGTGTAGGTCTGACTCTCCGACGGGTTCCTGATGGCGTACATCGGGACCACGTTCTTCGGGAAGAACGTGTCGGCGTTCGGGAACCAGACCGGTATGCGCCACTGGTCCAACGAGGGAACCGCTACGCCCTCCGGGACCTGTATGCCCCAGGTGACGTAGCGGTTGTAGGTGTTGCCGGGCAATTGCCCTCCTAGATCAGACGGGAGTGGCAGGTGCCGCACCGCTCCGCGTGGTCGTTCACCAGGCGTCCGCCCGCAAGCTGGAGGTTCCGGCGCGAGCTGCTCCGGACGTCGATGTCGGGGTGGTTCGCCCAGTTGGTCATCAGGTTGACGACGTCGAACATGGAGACGTCTCCGGTCGCCTCGTCCACGAGGGACGGGACCAGGTCCTCCAGGTTGCCCACGGTACGGGCCGGGAGCCCCATCTCCGTGGCGGCCTTACGCAGGGCCCCGGTCGGGTCGCTGCCGATCCGCTCGTTGCGCAGGGCGTAGAAGTTCTCGATGTCCTGGTCGAGCCGCTCCATGGCGCGGGCGATCTCGGCCTCGTAGAGGGCCTCGATCTCCGCCTCGGAGGCTCCGACGGCGGAGACCTTCAGGCCGGAGTCCGGGACTTCCATGCCGTTCGTGCACACGAGCCGGTACAGGAACGGCTGGACCCAGGGGGCCATGTTGGCCTTGCGGTCCTGGCCGAGACGGACGCCGCCACGGGTGATGTCCCCGACGCCGGGGTCACCCCCTATGCCGCGCTCGAAGCCCTCCGGGAGGATGACGTCCACCCGCATCTCGTTGTGGTCCAGCCAGCGGTCCACGATCGGGGACTCGGCGGGGAAGGTCATCATCGCCTTCTCGATCAGGCGGTGCGGGCGGACGCGAACCTGGCCGGACTTGTAGATCTCCGAGACGCCCTGGTCCTCGCGGTAACGGACCGTCACGTCCTCGTCGGCCTTCTCGATCTGAGTCCTCAGCAGGAACTGCTTCTGCTCGCGGTCCAGGCGGTCGAAGAACTTCGGCGGGATGTCGAAGAACTTGGCCATGGCCAGCAGGCCGTCGCGGCCCGCGAAGACGTCGTGCGAGCCGAAGCTGATGTACGGATCGTCGTCGTCCAGGTGCGGGGTGATCTGGTGGACGCCGCCGCCCCACGTGGTCAGGTTCTGGTTGAACTCGTGGGCGAGGTCTTCCAGCGTGGTGCCGGAGAGGGATCGCAGGTACATAGGGGCCTCCAAGAATCGTTGGCGGGACGCTTTTTAAATTACTCGTCCTCGCGCACCGTTTCAAGTGCCTTGGGGGCCTGACCGCTCATCAGGGCGCGAATGACGGGGTGCCGGGCCAGGGCCTGGCCGTACGCCTGGAAGTGCTCCTGCGGGATGAACTGCTGGGCGACCTCCATGTAGGCAATGATCGCCTGCTGGTAGGCCTCCTGGGTCACACCCTCCTCGGAGGTGGACTCCATGGCGTGCTCCTGGCGGATGGCCGCCAGGAGTTCGGGCATCGTCGGCTTCAACTCGCCCCGGGCCAGCCGGTCCATACCCCGCTGGATGATGATCTGGTTCACCGACCGGTAGTCGGCGAGGCCCGAGGCGTACGACTCGATGTCCCGGCCGATCTCCTTGGCCCGCGCCTCCACCAGCGCCCGCTCGGCCGTCGGGCCGATGGGCATGTGACCCTTGTTCACGTGGTCCCGGATCGACTGGGATCCGGGGTTCGGCAGGTGTCCGGGCTCCCGGTCGGCCACCGCGTCGGAGATCTTCTGGTACGACCGCTGCTCCAGCACGGCCTGCTCGATCTCCAGGCGGTACGGCGACATGCAGGTCCGGCACTGCGGCACCGTCCGCATGGGGTACTTCTGGCCGTTGACCTCGATCATCACCACGCCGCCCGGCCGACCGCCGGGAAGTGCCCTAGCCTGCGCCACTGATCCTCACCACCTGGTACTGCCCCTCCTCGGGGCACTTGCTGAACACCGACCCGCACCGGCAGACGATTTCGAGGTCGTCCCGGACGAACTTCGAACAGACCGGGCATTTGATCCTGGTCTGACGGCCCCACTGGATCCGGAGGTCGTAGACGTCCCCGGGATGGATCTCGTCGTCGTCACGCGCGAACCGGGGATCGACGCGACCAACGAACTGGTCGCCTGCTCGCGGCCGGGCTTTCCCGTCGGCGCTGTTCAAATGCGGGTACATCGAATTCCACGCACGGTGGTACATGCCACGTCGCAACGCGCCATCCGGCACCCCCTCCGAGCTGTACACCTCGCGGCGGTACCGGTCCTGCTCCTTCCAGGGCGTGAGGATGTCCGACTTCGCGGACATCGACGTCACACCCTCCAGAGACTTCCGGATGAGTTCCGTCGCGGCGTCCTCCAACTGCTGATGTACGCCGGAGTGAAGCTGCCCCATCGCGCTCCGCCTTCTCCATCTGAAAGCGAGGCAGCTTGCCGCTCGCGATCATCTCCAGAATCTTTTCGAGTCCGTGAGTGGCGTAGGAGGCGACCGGGTTGGAGGCCGACACTCCCATCATCTGGGCCACATCCCGTTCCCGGATGTTCTGGACGAGGAACAGCTCGATGGCTTCCTTCTGGCGAGCGCTGAGAAGGTGCCGGGCTTCGTACAGGTACTCGATGTCGTGCAGCGAATACCAGGACCCGTCCGGGCCGGGGAGGAGGTCCACCCCGTCCGACTCATACAGCGACCGGAACGCCTCCAGGTTCTTCAGCAGCGCCCGGAGCAAGCTCACCGTCAACGACAAGAATCCACGCGGCCTTTCCCCGACCAGTCGACCGAGCCCCTGTAGGCGGGGCGGACGGCATATGCGCGTCTGGGCTGAGAGTAAGGGATCTTCGGCCAACTGCCAACAAACCCTGGGGTAGGTCTCCCCCAGGGTTTGTGTTCGGCAGGTCCCTCGGACCGGTGTCTACGCGGCCAGCACGTCCTTCAGGCGCTGGGACAGGAGCTGCATGCTTCTGACGACCGCGTCCGCCCTCCGGGAGATGATCGACTGGAAGATGCCGAAGAGCCGGTCCTCGCGGGCGTGCACCCGAGCGGCCTGGGTGCGGTCCTCCACGGTCCTCGCGCCCTGGAGACGGCTGTCCTGGTAGCCCTGGGCCAGGGCCTGCTCCCAGACGGCCTTGGCGAACATCGAGTCGCCCCAGAGCCTCGCGGCGTCCTGCTCCCACTGGAAGAGCCGGGTGGTGATCTTAAAAAGGAAGTCCTTGACCTCCTTCGAGCCCAGCCGGGAATAGTCCTCCACGAAGGTCCCGGACTCCCCGCGCTGCCACACGGTCCACCCGTGCTCATCGGTCTCGATCACCCCGGTCTCCGGGTTGAACTTAGGCTCCCTAACGATCTCGTAGAGGTCGTTCATGATCTGGTACGCAGACCCGAAGTGCTCCAGGATCACGTTCTCGATCATCTGGTGCAGGCCTGCCACCGCCTGCGCGTCCTCGTCCCTCCAGCTCAGTCTCATCCGGCTCAGGCCGAGATGGCTGAACTCCTGGGTGCGGTCGTCGTGGAGGTCGATCTCCGGCGTCCGGTCCGCCTCCCGGGACTCCTCCCGGACGAACTGCTCAGAGGTCTTCTCCTCGTCGTTCACGAGCCCTCCGCGCGCAGGTGCCGCAGACCCACGAAGACCGCGTCCCGGACGTGCTCGGTCCACTGCCCCTTGCCGGACGGCTTGCGGTCCTCCACGAGGGTGGCCACGAGGTTGCTGGAGGTGCTCTTGGAGGCGTGACGGTCTCCGCACAGAAAGGCTCCGGCGGAGTTCCGGGACACCAGGACCGGAAGGTCTTCTCCCCCACGGTCCAGCTCGATGCAGATGGTCGCGGCGGCCACGAGGGAGGACTCCGTGCGGTAGCCGAAGATCGACGGCAGCTCGATGACCACCTGCTCGTACTGGCCGTAGAGACGGCTCAGGATGACCTGGATCTCCCGGGCCAGGAACACGGACTTGGTCAGGGTCAGCTCGAAGCCCCGGGACTTCGTCTCCAGCGCCGGAGGGCGGATCGTGCCGGAGTCCACCACCTTGATCTTGCCCTCGTCGGTGTTCAGCAGAGCCCAGCCCGAGTTGCTGAGGGACTGGTCGAAGCAGAGGATCTGAACGTCCGGGGTGAAGTCCTCCGGCACCGGCGGACGCCAGTCCTTCGGGGGCCTCACGGTCTTGGCCCGCTGCACCTCCGCGCGGATGCGGGCGAGTATCTCGTCGGGGACGAGGTTGTTCGAGTCGTTCATGGTCATCTCCCTGGCAGGACGGTCACATCTTCTTGATCATGCAGGCGGTCGCCGGGCACGCGGCGGCCTCCTTGGAGAACGGCGGACAGCACAGCTCCTGCGGCGGCTCACCGGCCTCCACGCACTCGCGGACAAGCCGGTACTTGGCCTCCAGGGCAACCACGTACGCGGGGTCGTAGTCGACGTGGATCTCCTTCAGGTGCCACGGCAGGCCCATGCCCGCGAAGAGCATCACGACCTTCCGGAGCCCCGACATGGCCATGTAGTCCTGCATCTGCCCGTAGTAGTACGGGTGCTTGGTGATCAGCCACTCCTTGGCCTCGGGGCCACCCGGGTCGTCCGGGATCTTCGAGACCGAGAAATGGTTGATGGTCTTGAGGTCGTAGCCGGTCATCCCGAGCTGCGGAGTCAGGATCACGCCGTCCATGTGGCCCCGCCGACGGAGGACCGGGTCCGCGACTCCGGGCTCGTCGCACTGGCCCGCACCGGGCCCGTAGGGGCGGTTGCAGCACGGGCAGGTCCCCTGGGGGATCTGCCAGTAGCCGAGGCTGATCAGGGCCATCCTGACGATGCTGTGCATCAGGGTGCCGATGGTGACCGACATGCGGCCCTCGTAGGCCCACGGAGAGGGCTCCCAGGCCTCCGGCGTCGCCACGTAGTAGTAGAGCTGCCGGGCCGTCATCGTGGGATGCGTGGAGGGGTGGAACCAGCCGTCCGGAGCCCGCTCCGGGTCGCCTCCGGGAAGCACGATCCCCATGTTCCGGGGGAACCGGCCTTCGCCGATGTACTTACGCACCGCAGGCGCGAGGACGGCGGGTGTCGTCACCGTGTCACCCTCGCGCCGCAGTGCTACCTCAGGGTCGAACGTCATCGGCAGCAGTCACAACCCATGCCACGGCCGGTCTTGTGGCCGTCCATGGAGAAGGTCGGACCCATCTCCTCCCCGAGCTGAACCATCTTTCGCCAGGCCTTGTCCCGAACCTCCACGCCGTCCTTGATCAGGTCGGCGACGAACTTCGGGTCGACGTCGGAGACCATCCCACGCTCGGACAGCAGCTCCTCAATCGCGGCCCATCTTCGGGCCATCGCGAGGATCTCCACGAAGAAGCCCGCCTTGACCAGGGCCAGGTCGATGTCCACGTTCCGCACCGTGGTGCCGGGCTGGTAGAACCGCAGGAACATCGCCGGGTTCTGGTTGAACGTCTGCTCCACGAGCTTGAGCCACATCGACCGGGAGACCGTGATGGAGTTGCCCATCGTGGACTTGCCGTCCGAGGTGATCGGCAGGGGCACCAGGTGCTCACCGTTCTTGGTGTCGCCCTGGCGGTGCCATTGGTTGCCGGAGCCCTTCTGGAGGGTCCCCTGGGTCCACTCCGCGATGTCCGCCTCGTGGGCGTCCGCCATCTGCTGGTTGTGCGTCCTACTCACTCTCGTCCCACAGCCTCTCTTTGACGCTCTCGCAGTAGACGGCGACGTGCAGCAGGTCCATCGGGCCGGTCTCCGGCCAGGTGAGCACCCGCTCGCCGGGGTGGATCTTGCGGTTGTGGCAGATGCACCGCCGGGCGATGCCGGGCATCTCCGGCTCGTAGTTCTGCCACTCGGGGAAGAGCCCCTCGGTGACCTCCCGGGGCTTGTCGGCCTTCCACTTCCGACGAAGAACGGTCCGGCGGTGAATCCGGAATGCCAGCGGTATGACCACCAGAGTGATGATCATCCCGGAAAGCACACCGGTGATGAAGTACGAGACCTGGAACATCCAGGCGAAGATCTCGAAGAATTCCATGACTATCCCCGTCGGAACTTGATCTCGGGCTCGGCAGAGGGCTGCTCGGCCTTCTCCAGAATGGCGGCACGGACGGCCTCCAGGGCCTTCTCGTCCTCCCTCAGGCGGGCCATGACCCCCTTGGAGCCATTCTCCTTGGAGCCGTCCGGGAAGAACCACCAGGAGGAGGTCTCCTTCTCCTTGTACAGGGCCCCGCACTTCATGGCGACGTCCATGGTCTCCATGACCGCGTCCACGCCGACGGTGCCGTGCTCGGAGTCGACCTTGTGGTACCAGAACTGGGCCACGCCGCCCTGTGCCACCAGCTTGGACCGCTCGACCCGGGCGGCCACCTTGTGGGCCACCTCGATCTCCGTGCCCTCGCCGTCCTTGACGGTCAGGACGTTCTCCGCGCCGTACAGGCGTCGCATCACCACGGAGTCCGTGGTCATGTAGCCCATGATCACCGGACCGGCCGCCTGGTCCGGGCCGCCGTCGAAGTTCTTCCGGTACTGGTTGACCTGCATGACGGCGGTGTTGGTCTGCCGGGAGATCGTGGCGACCTGCTTGGACATGCGGGTCAGGAGCTGGGCCGCCTTGCCCATGACGACGTCGGAAGCGCTCTTCTCGTACAGGGCGTCCTCACGCTCCATGGCCCCCACGGAGTCCACGGCGACCATGGAGAACAGGCCGGTCCGCATGTCGTCCCGGAGCATGTCCGAGACCTCCTCGGCGGAGTTGGGCTTCCGCCAGAAGAACCGGGAGTCGTCCGGGTCCAGGCCGTGGTCCAGGAAGCGGGCCTCGGTCACGGTGTTCTCGATGTCGATGTACGAGACGCCCAGGTCGGGGTACTTCTCCAGGGCGTTCACCATCGCCATGATCATCATGGCGGTCTTGCAGCAGTTGGCCTGGCCGATCACCTGGTGGTACCGGCCCCGGGCCCAGCCGCCTCCCAGCTTGGCGTCCAGGCTGGAGACGCCCGTGGGGATGAACTCCAGGGAGACCTCCTGCTTCTGGCGGACGAGCTGGGTGGGGTACTTCTTCTCCTGGGACGCCCGGAACGCGGTGAGCGACGAGGGCGGAGAGTAGGCCTTCTTGGTCTTCGGGGGCATGGCACTCCTCAGTGAACTGGCAGGTATTCCTGGGCGATGAAGCCCTTGTCGTCGTCCTGCTTCTCCAGGACGACCAGGCAGAGCTGACCTTCGTACATGCCGGTCTTGATCTCCGCCCACTTGCGGGGGAAGCAGACGGCCTCCACGGTCGACGTCTCGGTGTCGAGCTTCAGGAAGGCCATCTCGTCCCCGTTCGCACGGGTCTTGGTCAGCCGGATCCCCATGAGGATCGCGGCCACCGTGTAGAGCCTCCCGGCCTCGCCGTCGGCCATGGCCTCCGCGTCGGCGTAGAGCCGCTGGCGGTCCTCCGGGTCCAGCCGGTCGAAGGGCGAGGACGAGAGAAACACCCCGAGCAGCTCGTGCTCGATGGCCCGGATCTCCTCGTCCGTGAAGTCCTCCCCCTCGGACAGAGAGACCGGCTCCGGGGCCTTGTACTGGCGGCAGGCCTTGGTGCACTTCTTCGGCAGCGGCTTCTTCTTGAGCTTCTTGCCGGTGCGCTTGTTGACCGGAGCCTCTTCTGTGGACCAGTCGAAGGTGCAGGTGTCCGGCGGGACGTTCATCCGCCGCCACTCCTCGAACTCTTCCTCGGTCTGACCCTCCAGCCGATGAGTCAGGATCTCCCGAGTCGAGAAGATCACCTCGTCGTTTTTAAAAACGCACCGCTTGTCCTCGCCGGTCTTGCGGGCTTCCAGCATCCGCACCACGGCGGCCCGGCGGGGCTCCAGGGAGTCCAGCGCCCCGATCCGGGCCAGGGTCATCTGGACCGCCGCATTGGCCCCGGTGCCCTTCTGGGTCACGTACTCGTCGTAGGACTTGAAATCCGGGTAGTACTGCCCGGCCACCAGGTAGTCCACGGCGGCCTCGCCGATGCCGTTGATCGAGTCCAGCCCGTACCGGACGGCCAGCGGCTCGGCCTTGAAGCCCTTGCCGGAGGCGTTGATGTCCGGCGGGAGGACCGTGTACCCGGCCCGCCGCAGCTCCTTGATGAACTCCGGGATCCGCTCCTTGTCGATGGTGCTCAGGGCCGCCGTGAAGAACTCGATCGGGTAGTGGAACTTCAGCCACGCCGTCCAGTACGCGAGGACCGCGTACGCGTACGCGTGGGCCTTGCCGAAGGAGTACTTCGCGAACTCGGCCATCTGGTCCCACAGCCGGGACGCGGCCTCGCGCTCCATACCGTTCTGGACGGCCCGGGAGACGAACTCCTGACCGGCCGGTCCTATCTTCTCGACCTTCTTCTTGCCGAGGATCTTGCGGACCTCGTCGGCCTCGTCGGAGCTGTAGCCGCCCAGCAGGATGCAGGCCTGCATGATCTGCTCCTGGTAGATCATGCACCCCCAGGTGGAGCCGAGGACCTGCTCCATGCGCGGGTCCGGGTAGCTCACCGGCTCCAGACCGGCCCGGCGCTTCAGGTAGGCCTCCGTCAGGCCGGAGTTCATCGGTCCCGGCCGGACGAGGGTGATCATGTCGCACAGCTCCTGGAGGGAGCGCGGCCCCATCTGCTGACACAGCCGGGTTCCTGCGCTCGTCTCGATCTGGAAGATGCCGAGCGTCTTGGCCGCTGCGACCTCCCCCCAGACCTGCGGGTCGGAGTACTCCTCCTTCCAGGAGTAGATCTCCACATCGACCCCACGGAGGTCCTTGATCAGGTCGACTGCCATCTGGACCGTGTCCAGGGTCCGGATGGTCAGAATGTCGAACTTGACCAGGCCGATGGCCTCCACGGTCCCCATGTCGAACTGGGTGACCATGTTGCCCTCGTCCTCGCCCTGGGCCATCGGGAGCCAGTCGGTCAGCGGTCGGCCGGTGGAGATCACCACGCCCGCCGCGTGCTTACCGTACGACTTCAGGCGGCCCTGGAGCACGTCGGCCATGGAGAACAGCTCGGGGTACTTGTCGCGGTACGGCTGGAGCTGGTCCCCGAACTGGATCCACAGGTCGTCCCAGGCCATACCCAGACCGGCCGTGCCCCGTTCGGCCTCCGTCACGATCTTCGAGACCTTGGCCATGTCGGTCTCGATCTCGGCCCGCTTGGCCGTCAGAGCCTCCCGGGCGACCTGTACGGCCATGGCGTCCGCGTAGTCGTTGTTGTTCGCCACGGCGTGGTCCAGAACTCGCTGCTCGTCGGCCAGGAGGGTGGACATCATGGCCCGCTTCAGGTCCTTGACGATGCCCTTGGACTTCAGTCGCAGGTGGGTGCCGATCTGGACCACCTGGTCCTTGCCCCAGGTGTCCCGGACGTATCCGAGCATCCGCTCCTTCATGGAGGCCGGGAAGTCGCAGTCGAAGTCCGGCAGGGACGTCCGGCCCTCGGTCATGAACCGCTCGAAGGGGAGGTCGCCCTCCACCGGGTCGATCTCGGTGATGTCGCAGAGGTAGGCCACCAGGGAGCCGCCCCCGGATCCCCGGCCGGGGCCCACCAGAATGCCGTTCTTCTTGGCCCAGCGGCAGTTGTGGTGTGCGAAGCCCTGGGCCACCAGGGTCCCAGTGGTCGTCTCCAGGGCGACGACCTCACCCATGCCCAGCGGCTCGATGCTGACGATGGCGGGGGTATCAATCGAGACGACACGGCCCAGCATCTCCACGTCCAGCTTGGCCAGCAGGCGCTGCGGACGGACCATGCCCAGCAGGCGCATGATCTCCGCCCGGCCGCCTCGGAGAGACACGCTCCGGAGCCCGTTTCTCTTCGCCCCGTGGTCCTTGACTGAGTAGTCGAAGCCCCAGGAGTCCAGGATCTTGAGGGAGGTGTCCAGGACCACTCCCTCCTTCTGGGCGAAGCTCAGGGTCAGAGTCCGGCCGCCGTTGTTCATCTTGGACGTGCTGAGGGACCCCTCGCCGTCCAGGATCCCGGCAAGGTATCCGGCCTCCCAGGTGTTCGGCTCGTCCCACTCGGACACGAGGCGCTGGGCCCGCTGTCCGACCCTCAGGTCCTTGGTGCGGATCCATCGGGCGGCGCATCCACTCGGGGAGGTCACCAGCCACTGATGGTCCTCAGAGGTAATGGTCTCGGTCCCGTCCGCCAGGGTGATCTTGTAGGTGGGCAGGACGATCCGTCGCGTGTTCACGACCTCGGCGGAATGCCAGTACCGGTGGCCCTTCTGCTGCTTGACCACCTTGTGCTCATCGAACCCGGCCAGCCTGTCACCTACCTCCAGCTTGCCGACCTCCACCCATCGCATGTCCTCGGTCAGGACGGGCGTGGAGGGGTCCAGGCAGTAGTCGCTGACCATCAGGAAGTACCCGCAGAAGTCCTTCTGCTGGAGCAATTTAAATTCCCGCTCGAACCGCTCGATGTAGACCGACTGCGGCTGCGCCTTATCAGTTACCTTCTTCCAGTTCTCCAGGCAAAGATCCAGGAGGCGTTCCGCATCCCGCTCGTGCCCGCCTTTCTTCGAAAAGACGGGAGGAGTGGGCTTGCCGCCAATGCGGGCCGAGGTGCGGGAGACCAGATCAAGAGAATTCCGGACCGCCTCGTCGACCACCTCAGAACCGAGGTAGGCCAGCCCGCGTCGGACGTCCTCCTCGCTCTGGAGGTACAGATCGAGATTGACCGAGAAGAGGTCCCCCTCGTCGTTGACGTCCGAGTTCGTCTGAACTGCGATCCAGGCCTGATGAGCGGCATAGTGGCTCTTCTTGGGGTAGTGGGAGTCGGTCGTGGCCATCAGCGGCACGCTGAAGTCCTTCGCCAGGCCGACCAGGGCCCGGTTCACCTTCTCCTGCTCCGCGAGAGCGTTCGGCTGGATCTCCATGTAGAACCGGTCGCCGAAGATGTTCAGGAGCCTGCCCAGGCGGGCCTTGGCGGTCTCCTCGTCGTCGTTCAGGACCGGAACGGACAGCGGGCCCCGGAGGCACCCGGAGGCCGCCATGATGCCCCCGGAGTGGCGCTGGAGGGTGTCCCAGTCCAGCCGGGGCTTCTTGTCGTACATGCCGTCCCGGAACGACTCCGTGGACATGGCCCAGAGGTTGTGGAGCCCCTCGTCGTTCATGGCCCACAGGATCAGGTGCCAGTACCCGTACCGGATCGCGTGGTTGACCTCCTTGTCGAACTCCGGGTTGGACCGGGCGAACCGGTCGTCCTGGAAGTACGCCTCCAGACCGAAGATCGGCTTGATGCCCGCCTTGTCGCAGGCGATCTGGAGTTCCGGGTGGCCGGAGACCCGGCCGTGGTCGGTCAGGGCCACGCCGGGCTGTCCGTACCGGACCACCTCGTCCACGATCTCGGTGACCGTGGAGAGGCCGTCCAGCGAGGAGTACTCGGCGTGCGTGTGGCCGTGCACGAAGCCGGTCAGGCCTCCGGTCGGCGGGGTCCAGAGCTGGCCGGTCTTGCTGGCCTCGCGCTTCGAGAACACCTCGGAGTACGACGGGGGCCCGTCGAAGACCTCCCAGTCGCAGGCCTGGACGATGTAGTTCGGGGCCTGCTCGGTGCGGACCTCGGCGAAGTGCTCCGCGATGATGGCGGAGAAACCCGAGGGACCCGCCTGGATGATTCCGGCGGCACCGGCGGCACTGGCGCGGGCCCACAGCGGGGCGTGGATGGTGCTGGACTGCGCATGCAGCAGCCACCGGATGCCGTCCTCGTCGTCCTCGACGAGAGACGGAACGGGAAGGGTGCGCCCGTTGACCACGACGGTGGTCTGGTCGGACGCATACGACTCGACGAGTCTCATGGGGTCCTCCTGGCGGGATCAGTAAGACCGCCCGCCCCCTGGGGGAGGGCGAGCGGTCGTCTAAGAGGGGTCACTCAGAGAGTGATCAGCCCTGCTTGCTGATCCGGGCCCGCATCGCCGCCAGGGCGTCCGCGTCCGGCCGGGTGGGCGCGTTCGCGGCGGTCGGCTGGGCCGGGATGGAGGGGCCTCCCTTGGAGCCACCGGTCGCACGGGCCGCCGGGGCCAGCTCGCCGGTCTCGCGGCGGACGTCGACCGAGGTGAAGCCGTCCTCCTCCAGGAAGAACCGCTCGTAGTACTCGTTGGTGGACTTGGCGAAGATCAGCGTCGGCAGCTTGAGGCCGTGCGCCTGGACCGCCAGGTCGTAGAACTCCCAGTGCTCGGTGCCCGGCGCGATGTCCGGGGTCTTGTCGAGCGGGAAGACCTGGTAGATGGTGCCGTTGCCCGAGGGGTTCTTGACGCGCTTGATGCGGTAGTCGCGGTCCCGGAGGGTGTCGTACGACTCGCCGCAGGCCTTGAGGGCGCTCATCATCATGTACATCGTCTGCGAGACGATGACGACGGACGGCGCGGAGATCTTCTCCTCGGTCGGCTCGCCCTTCTCGTCCAGGATGGGGATCTCCACCATCTTGTCGCGGTAGGCCTTCTTGCCGTTCTCGTCGGTGTAGGCCTCGCGCTCGACCGCCAGGGTGTAGCGCAGGTCCTCGGCGCGGACGACCTTGCCGAACTTGTTCTTGTGGCCGGAGGAGCAGATCGGGCAGCCGCCCTGCTCCGCGTAGCGATCGGCGAACGCCGGGTCCTTGCGGCAGGTCGCGGGCATGAAGCCCGGCCACTTGCCCTCGTAGTCCGAGGGCTCGGCCTTGGTGGGGAAGAACCGGTGCGTCTGGACGCGGAACCAGTCCTTGGACTCCTGGAGGAAGCGGAGGATGGCCTCCTCGCCCTCCTTGAGGTCCCAGTGGGGCTCCTTGCGGAAGTTGCCGCTGGAGCGCTCCTCCTCCTCGTCTCCACGACGGAGGGCGGCCTCGGGGTCGAACGTGTCGGGCGTGACGGTCATGTGGGTCTCCTCTGAGACGGGAAACTGACGGAAACTACGGGAAGTTGAGGAACTCGGTGAGCGCCTGCTCGGCGATCTCCGTGGTGGGCTCGACGTCCGTGAAGAAGAACACCACCGGCTTGCCGTCCACAGGTTCGATGATGAACCACTGGTCTGACAATCGGACCATCGAGGTCACTCCGATAGCGACTTCGGCAGGAGTCCCCACCTGCGCCGTGGCCTTGGAGAGCAGTTCCTGCCACTCCCGGAGCCGAACCTCGTTCTGCACGAAGCTCTCGGTCTTCCAGGCGTAGTAGGAGTACTTCCAGTTCTCCCTCGCGGCCTTGCGCTGAGGTAGATCCTCCCGTACGGCCCTGACGCTGTCAACCCCTTCTTCGGGATCCAGGGTCATGTACCCCCAGTCGTCCAGCACTTCGTCGGCCGAGACGGCCTGGCCGAGGGTGCTGCGCCTGGAGGCCTCCTCGTGAGCCCTGCGCTTCAAATCGTCCTCGGTGTAGTCGTCCAGGAACACCTCGCCCTTGGGCGACTTGTCGTACGCCTCGCGGGTCACCGGGTCCAGGAGCTGCTTGAAGACGTACGTCAGGCGGGCCGACGACTGGCCGTCCAGGGCCTGATAGGCCTCCCGAAGCTCCTTGCGGGTGGCCCGCCAGTCGACCCCCAACTCTCGGTAGTAGCCGTTCACGTCGTGACAGACGCGCTCGACGGGCACCAGGGTCATGGAGGTCGACCAGCGGGCCGGGCCCCACCCCAGCCGGACGGGGGTGTCGTACCGCAGACTGTCGTCCCCCTCCTGGACCTTCCGCATCGCCTCGGCCTCCTCCCGTGAGGGAAGGGTCGGCTGATGCAGGTTCAGGATGCCCGTCAGATCCAGGTCGGGGCGGAATCCCATCTACTCCTCCGGTTCGGTCTCGCCCTCGCGCTCGATCTCCTGGACGTCGTCCTCGGTGAGCGGTCGGGTGCTGGCGGTCTTTCGGACCGGCTGGCCGTCCTCGGTGAGGATCTGGCCGGTGCCGTACTTCTGCATGACGCCTCCTAGCGGCAACAGGGGCCCTCGTGGGCCTTGTTCTTGCACTCGAAGCAGTAGAGCACCCTCGGGCGGCTCCAGAGGCTCCACGGGACGGCTGAGGCCACCAAGTCCTTCGCGGCCTCCACCGGGAGGTCCCCGGCGTCCTGCTGCCACGGCGAGTCCACGATGAGCACCTCGGTGTACGGCGCGAGCTTCGCGGCCAGCCCGAGAATCTCCTCCTTGCCCTGAGGGTTCTCCTTGGTCGGCCTCTCCGCCGGACGGCCTTCGACCGCGCGCCACCCGGCGAGGTCGTTGTCCATCCAGAGGATCGTCACGTCGTGCTTGACGAGCCACTTCACCTGCCGGTCGGTGACCTTGGCCCCGAAGGTCGCCGACATGTGGATGTTCAGGAAGTGCCGGAGCACGGAGGCCATCGACTCCACGACCACCACGGTGGGGTGGTTCTTGGGGTCGTAGTTGTAGATCGTGGAGTCCTTCGGGAAGTCCGGACTGGAGTGGTACTTCGGAGACTTCGGGTGGCCCGAGTGGATGTCGAAGGCCTCCTCGCCGTCCTTCTTCGGCGGCCTCGGGGTCCACTCCACCGACCGCCACTCCGGCGGCATCTTCCGGGTCTGCCAGCCGACCAGTTCCCCCTGCCAGAAGTGCGGGAAGACGGCCCGGTCGGTGTTCGGGTCCCAGCCCAGCTTGAAGTACTCCCGGGCCACCGGGCCGATCCCCCGGCCCTCCTCGAAGTAGGGGTGGTCGTACGCCCAGGCCTCCAGCATCCGGTCGGAGTACCTCGGGATCGGCTGCTTCTCCGGCTTGGCGTAGATGGCGTCCAGGAACCGCAGCATGGCGTCCAGTTCGAGGACCTGGCCCCCGAGCCCCGCCGTCTGCTCCAGCCACTGCCGGGCGACCTGAGAGGTCTCCCCACGGCAGGTGGCGATGAACCAGAGCAGACCGCCGGACGACCCGCAGCCGAGGCAGTTCCCGGTCAGCACGTTGTCCGCCAAGACGAACGAGTGAGTGGAAGCCACCTCGGCGCAGTACACCGGCTCCACACGGTCGGTCTCCTCCACAGAGACCACCCACCAGTTGGTGCGCTCGTACGTCCGCCGCTGCCGAGCCTCCTCGTACCGCCTGCGGTGCTCGGGGATCAGGAAGAACTCTGGTGTCAGCGTGGATCCCCGGAACGACAGGGAGAAGATCTCGCTCTCCCCGTCGCCCTTTCCCTGACGAGTCCGACCGCTCAGGGTGTAGGTGGCGATCCCGAGCCGGTCGCAAATCGCGATGACCGACTCCAGAGTCTCCCTGTTGGCGCAGGAGAGGGTGACGTGGCCGTCGTCGGCCACGCATCCATCGGCCGCGAAGTAGCCCGCCAGCCAGCCGTACAGCGACGACAGACCCTCGTCCAGGTCGGGGAGCCGGAGCTTCCAGGAGCGCGGCAGCCCGCGCGTGATCTTCTTGATCCCGTCGTACGGCCTGATCTCGAAGCCCGGGAACCACGACAAGAGCGCCTGGTCCTTCTCTCCGCAGAAGTTGGCCACCGAGCCGTGCTCTGTCACGGTGCCGTCGCCGAAGACGAAGCCCCGCATCACCCCGATCGGCGAGACCATCGTCCGGCCGGTCCGGGTCATGGCCCACACCGAGGGGATCCTCTGCCGGGGACGAAGGTCCAGGGTGGTGGTCTCGACCAGAGAGGTCTGGTCGTAGGCACCCTTGGGTCGGATGTACCACCGGTGGTCCGCCGTCGCGTAGATCTCCTTGCGAACGCCATTGCGCGAGAGGGTGACCCGGTACAGCCGGTCGACCCCGTACTCCTTGACCGGAGCCGACACCCACCGACCCTCGCCGTCCAGGAGTTGATGCACCCCTCCGGCCAGCTCGCGGATGGGGAACTCCCCGCCACGGGTCTTGACCAGGGTGTCCCCCTGGAGGCAGTTGTAAGTGAGCTTCTGGTAGTTGAGGCTCGCCGTCGGGTTGCGGTCCTGGTCCTTGTGCAGCTCGGGGGCCACCAGGCACCCGTGGATCATCTCGCCGGTGCTGTCGTTGATGCGCCGGACGCGGGCCCCGAACTCGTTCAGCAGCTCCTCGCACAGGGCCCGCTTCTGGATGTCCGGGAGCATTGCGGCCTCGAAGAAGCTCATCCGGAGTCCGCCGTCCGCATCGGGAAGCCGTACCGGCACCGCTGGCACCGGACGCACAGGTGCTCCGTGATGGTGCCGCCCAGGAGGTTCTTCTCGACCCACTCCTGACAGGGGAACTTGTCGTCACTCACCGTGAGGATGATCATCTCGTGGTAGTTCACCTGACTGCCGACGGCGGAGCACTTCGGGCACCGCAGCGACTCGCCCTCCATGAAGGGCAGCAGGCCCATGGACTCCAGGGTGAGCGGGACCTCTCCCCGGCACTCCCGCGCCTCCGGGCCGTCGCAGTTGCACGTCCCGTTGTCACACGGGTGCTCGCCCTCGGGCTTCTTCTCCTGGTCGCTCATCCTCGCGGCTCCGTGATCTCTTCGAGGGCGTCGATCTGGTTTACCCACGGACGCCAGACGCCCGCCCGCCAGTTCATGTTCGTGGAGCCCCGGCGGGTCGCCATGGTCTGCCACTTGATCATCTGCGCGGCCCGCTCGTCGGGGCTCGCGTAGAGGCCGAAGACCCAGTCGGCCGTACGTTCCACCTCGGAGCCCTCGGCCAGCATGTACATCTCCAACCAGCCGTTCTTCTTGGCCTCGCGCATGCCCTCGCGGTTGATCTGGTGGGCCAGCATGCACGGGATCGCGTTCCGGCCGCCGATGGCGTCCTTCAGGTCGTGCATGATGTCCGTGATCTTGTCCGGGCCCCGCAGCGACCGGTGCGACGCCTCCATGAAGGTGAGCTGGTCGATCAGCAGGGACTCAGTCCCTATCGCACGGGCGTGCCGGGTCATCCACTGCACCGTGCGCTCCCCTCGCTGCGGCTGGACCACGTGGATGAGCCCCTTCAGGTCCTCGCCGAACTCGTTCAGGAAGGTCTGCACCCGGGCCACCTCGTCGTCCGTGCACTCGCCCCGGCGGTACCGGTCGTGGTCGACGTGCAGGTGGATGCAGGCCAGCCGGTCGTACGTCATGTCGACCGAGTTCTCCAGCGTGTAGTACGTCGTGTGCCGACGCTTCTTCCACTCCTGGAGCAGGATGTAGGCGATCGTCACCGACTTGCCGGTCTTCGGACCGGCGGCCAGCACGGCCAGCTCCCCCTCGTGGATGCCGTAGGTGTACGCGTCGATCTCGGGGATCCCGAAGGCCAGCCCACGGTGCTGCTGGGCCGTCTCCGCGCGCTTCTGGTACTGCGCGAAGGACCTCTGGAACCCGTCGACCCCCTCCACCTGCTGGGTCTTGTCGGCGAGGCTCATGACCATCTCGTTGAGCTTGCCGACCTCCTCCGTCAGGACGGCCAGCCGCTCCGCCGTGGAGGACTGGGCCAGGGCCGAGGCGGCCTCCTTCTGCCAGCTCTGGAACTTCCAGTCGGCGTACCGGGCCTTCAGGGTGTCGATGGCCCAGGAGACGTCGTCCAGCTCCAGGTCCTCCTCCTGGAGTTCGACCTCCTGGTCCTCCAGGAGCTGGCCCCAGGTCTCCAGCAGGGCATCCCGGCTCGGAGCCTTGGTCTGGCCGTTCTTGTCGAAGTACTCGATTGCCCACCCCACCACGTCGCGCATGGCGGGGTTGGGGATGCACTCCAGCGGAAGACCGATCCGGTTGAGCTGCTCCAGGGCGTCCACGTCGGTGAGAGAGCTGTAGAGGACGTCCTCGCTCCGCGAGGTGCTCAAGCGATCACCAGCGGCCGAGTCAGGTTCCGGCGGATCTCGTCCTGCATGCGCTCCCGGGCCTGCGGCCTCCAGTCGGGGCCGGAGGTGTCCACGAAGAGTGCGGTCTCGGTCAGGAGGGATGCCACGTACTTCCCGTAGCCGCTGTCGAGCTGCTCGGGCGTCAGGTTCGTGGAGGCCAGGGTCGGCAGGCTCGCAGCCGTCCGGTGCCGGATCACGCGGTCCAGCAGCCGGTCGATGAACTCGATGTGCTTGTCCCCCGCCTCCTTGCCGAGGTCGTCAACCACGAGGACACCGCAGTTCATGATCCGGCGCTCGAAGTAGTCCTTGTCGGCCTTGTCCCGCCAGCCGGAGGTGTACATCTCCACGATGGTGTTCATCTGGGCCACGAAGACGTCGTATCCCTCGGCCAGCAGCTTCTTGGCCGCGAGCATGAGCATGAGCGTCTTGCCGGTCCCGGCGTCCGGCGAGTGCAGGATCAGGTTGACCGCGCGCTCCACGTAGGAGGAGGCGTTCTCCAGATACGTCAGGATCTCGTACTGGGTTCCCTCGGGGACGGCCGAGGCGTCGGCCCAGCCGAGGCGCTGGTACGTCTTGCCGATGCCGTGGCAGAGCATGTAGCGGTGCATCAGCCACTGGGCGATGCACAGGCACTTCCACTCCACGATCTCGGAGCGGTCCTCGTTCCACCAGCGGAAGGCCTTCTCGCCGTCGATGTGGAACTGGCAGGTGATGCAGGTCTTCTTGGGGTCGCCCCACAGAGACGGGTGCTGCTGCTGGAGCCGGTTCGAGTCCGGCTCCTCCAGCAGCCAGCCCCGGGGTGACCCGGGAAGCAGATATTCCATGTCGTGCTCCTTGTAGATCTCTTTAGGTCCGTGGCGGGTCGGACCGTGGAACTAGAGTCGGGCCTTGATCGGGTCGGCAAAGTACGGGTCCGAGCCCGCACAGAACCGGTTGACCGAGATCGGGGCCCGCTGCCACATGCCGCGCTGCACCTCGAAGGCGAAGCGGGCGATGGCGACGGCCTGGGTCCCGTGGCGCTTCATGAAGCCCTTGAAGATCGAGGCCTCCTTCACCGCGTTGCGGAGCTGGGGCCCGTGATACTGCTCGATCTGCCCCATGACGTAGTCACGGAGGTTCTCCCACGTCCACTGGGCGTCGTCCTTCATGAGGTAGGACGCGCTGGCCACGGAGGTCACGTGGACCTTCTCCGTGATGACGGGGGCCGTCTCCACCACGCGGCCGGGCTTCTGCTGGAGGGCCTGGAGCTTGCGCATGGCCTCCATCCGGGACCGGTGGGTGTCAGCGTCGGAGTTGATCACTTCATCTCCTGCGGGGTAGTAGCGGTGTAGCCGAGATGCGCCTGCTTGCAGTGCTCCCAGAAGCCTCGTCCGATCTCGCCGACCTTCGTCCGGAAGGACTTCGGCCGACCGGACAGACGAGTGCTCGGGGAGATCATCACAAATGGGCAGGACTTGTGAACGAGGACCACGGGAAGGTCCTGCTCCGGGTTGGAGAATTCCTCGGGGACGATCATCCAGTGGTAGTCGTCCGCGCCGACGAGGAATCCGGAAATGGACCGGTCCTGCTCAGCGTAGGAGGCTCGCAGCTCCTGGATGAAGGTGATGAGTCGGCCGTCCACTGCCGCTCGCGCCATCTGCCGGTCGGACATGGCCGACCCGGACTTACGACGGGATGTCTCCAAGGTCCCTCCCCCATTTTTAAAAAGCCCGCCCCACCGAAGGTCGGCTAAGGCGGGGCGGGTAGAACGAGGTCTGCTCGCCTCTTCGTCTGACAGACCGAGGGGAGAACTCAAGACCCTGAGATCGTATCAAGCGGTACGGACCTCGGGGACTGATCCTGCATCAGGATCCCCCTGACACCCTTCAGTCGTCCGGCGAACCATCGACCCAAAGCGTCCCGGAAAGCGCCCGCGCGATCAACCCTTTCATTCGGTACTGCTCCAGAAACGAGAGCAGTTCGTCGTAAAGGGCACTATCGCGGACCGTCGGCGCGAAGAGCGGCGGAGCGGGCAACTCCAGGCCCGGCAAGGGCAGTCGCAGGTTCACCAGGACATAGCTCAGCTTGACCTGAGGGGCCCTCTGACGGACCTCCGGGTGGTCGATGGCATCGAATATCCACCCAGACTGCCCGAGGAGCTGTACGGCGGTCTTGGGGCCGATCCCGGGCACACCCGGAACGTTGTCCGAGTCGTCCCCCGTGAGGGCCATGACGTACGGCAGGGCCATCGGGGCGGCCCCCATCTTCGTGACGACCTGGCTCACGTCCCACCGCTCTCCAGTGCTGCGGAGCACGGTGCAGTCGTGGCCCTGAGGAGTCACGCCGACGAGCTGAAGGAAGTCCTTGTCCTCGGAGACGAGGACGACGTCCTCCTCGGCGTCGTGCCAGTACTTCGCGATCAGGTCATCCGCCTCCACCCCCGGTCGCTCCACGTGGAAGACGCCCGCGAGGGACAGGAACTCCTTGACGAGCCTGCGTTCCCGCTTGGCCCGGTCCGAGGTCCCGGCGGTGCGGTTGGCCTTGTAGGACGGCAACAAGCGGGTCCGGTAGACCGACTTGCCGCCGTCCCAGCACACGGCCACCCGGTCCGGCTTCTCCTCGCGGATGTGCCGAAGCAGGGTATTCGTGAAGACGACCAGGGACGCAGTCGACTCGTCCCCGGCCGTCATGGCCTCGTGCCGCGTTGCATGCCAGGCGCGCATCCACAGATTGTTGCCGTCGACAAGCAGCAGCACGAATCCTCCTAGCGGCTCTTCAGGCTGCGCAGGGCGAGCCGGGCCAGGAGGAACGCCGTGGTGATGCCGATGGCCATCTTGGCCGTCGCCTCACCGCACCCCTCCTTGCCCTGGTCGCTCTGGCCGGTCTGACTGGGGTCCCCGCCGCCCCGGTAGCCGGACACGTACGGGTCCTGCCGACGCGGCGGACCGAACGGGTCCTTGTCGTCCTTCTTTCCCATGGGTCTCCCCCTCCTGTCCCGCCTCAGAGCGGGACGTCCTTGATCACCCGGTGCACCCTCGCCTGGAGCAGCACGAGCTGAATGATGACCGAGAGCTGTTCGCCGTCGATGGCGTGGTTCTGGGCAAGGGCGTGCGCCATCCGCTCGATGTCCGCGAGCGTGTAGTAGCGGTTGCCCTTCTTGGTGCGCTTCGGCTCCAAGATCGTTCCCCCGAGAACGAAGTACCCCTCGGGGTAGTTGTTGGCCGGGCGGTAGCGCCACCGCAGCCAGTCCGGACCCCGGCCGAAGAAGACCTTGGCGGTCTCCTGGACGGTGTACGCGGGCAGCGGCTGCCCCTCCTCGTTCCGCTGGAACATCGAGTCCCACAGGAAGAAAACGCGTCCGGTCTCGGGGTCCTCCTGGGGCACGAGGCCGAAGCGATCGGCCAGGTCCGAGAAGGGTATGGACACCAGTCCGTACTCCTCTTCGGGGCCTTCCTGGGGCTCCTGATTCGAGTCCGACATGAGTCCTCCTATGCAGGGGCCGGGGGCTTCGAGACCCCCGGCCGGTATTTCGGCCAACTACTTCTTGGCCTTGACCTTGCGGAGGTACATGGACGCGCTGTCCCGACCCTTCCGGTAGATCTTGGCCAGCGGCCAGGTCTCGCCCGTCTTCAGGACGTACGCCTTGACCTTCTCCACGGTCGGGACCCGGCGGACCTCGGTGAGCTGCTTCCAGATCTCCTCGGAGATCTCTCCAGCCTCGTAGGCCTTCACGATGGACGCGAGGTCCTCGGTGACCCGGCCGGACGAGAACTGGTTCGAGAACCGCAGCGTGGTGCCGGGGACCGGGGTGTCCTGCGGAGAGCCCTTCACGGCCAGCAGGTAGTGACCGTTCGCGTCACGCGGGGTCGCGTGGGCGATCAGGTTGCCGTTGCGGTAGACGTCCTTCGGGAACGCCAGACCGGCCTCCTCGGCCTCCACGTCCTGGTGGTGACGGATGCCCTCCTTGATGACCTCCTCGCGGATGCCCAGGAGCTTGCGGACGGCCTGGATGGCCTCCAGCTCCTGCCCCTCGTGGGACAGCTCCTCCTCGGTGTGGGTCCGACGCTCCGTGACCGTCACCTTGTTGAAGAGCTGGGAGAGGGTCTTGAGGGCCTCGCGGACCTCCTTGGGGGCCTCCAGGGCCTCCGGGACCTCCGGGAAGCCCTCAGGGGCCTCGGTCAGCGGGATGACGGTGAGGGTCTCGGCGACCTCGCGGAGCGGCTTCTCCTTGAGGACGATCTTCTGGGAGCGGGAGATCGGGACGAGGGTGGTGCTGGTGGTCTCGGTCATGTGTACCTCCGTGTGCAACCGGTTCTTCTCTGGCGTGATCCCAATGCTACAGGAATCCTTGGAGTACCGCTAGTCCGAAAGGGGAGGAAAAACGAAGGGACCCTCCGAAGAGGACCCCTTCTCCCTGCCTCGCCGCGCCAGGCCTCGCCTTGCCTTGCCGTGCCCGGCCCCGAGACCCTCATTCTATCAGGGCCTATCGGCCGAAGGTCGCACCCTGGTAGAAGGACCGGACGTCGGAGAGCTGGGTGGTGACCGGGAAGTCCGGCAGGGAGTTCACGATCGACCGGCCGTACGGGGTGGCGGAGAGCCGCGAGTCCAGGATCGCGATGACCCCCCGGTCGGTCTTGGTGCGAATCAGCCTGCCGCAACCCTGCTCCAGGGTGAGGGTCATCATCGGGATCGACAGGGTGCTGAAGGGGCGGCGGCCCTCGCGCTCCTCGGCCAGGGACCGGGCCGCGAAGATCGGGTCGGACGGGACCGGGAAGGGCATCTTGTCGATGATCACGAGGCGGCAGGCCTCGCCCGGGACGTCCACGCCCACGAAGAAGCTCTTGAGGGCGAAGAGGACAGAGTGCTCGTCCTCCTTGAAGATCTTGGCCAGCTCACGGTTCGTCCGGCCGTCGCCCTGCATCAGGGCGGTCAGGCCCCGGTCGTCCAGCCGGTCGGCGAGGGCCTCGTAGGCCTGCTTCATGGCCGTACGGGAGGTGAAGAGGAGCAGGGCCCCGCCCTTGGAGGTGTCGATCAGCTCCAGGGTGGTGGCGATGGACCAGGACATCCAGGCGTTGCGGTCCTTCGGGGACGGCACCGACGGGGCCGGGACGTACATCAGGCCCTGCTGGCCGAAGTCGAACGGGGTGCCGACGTCCACCGAGGAGACGTTGTCCCACAGGCCCAGCGTGCGCTGGATGTAGGTGAAGTCCTTCGAGCCGTCGCGGTTCTTGCCCGCCGACAGGGTGGCGGACATGACGACCGAGGGGACCTTGTCCCACAGGTTGCGCTTCAGCCACGGGCCGACCTGGACCGGCGCGACCCGGATCTTCCAGTGCTTCTCCTGGCGGAACTCGTTGACCTCGACCCAGCGGACGCGGTCGGCGTCCTCGGAGACGAGCATCTCCTCCAGCGTCGACAGGGCGTTGCCGATGCGGGTCAGCAGCATCTTCTTCTTGGCGTTGCCCTTGTCCGAGTCGCCGTCGAGCTTCACCGCGTGGATGTCCAGTCGCATCGAGCGCAGAAGGTCCATCAGGTCGGCGAACAGGCCGTAGTTCTCCACGAACCAGCTCAGGGTGAGCGCGGCCCCGCCCAGCGGGACCAGCAGGCCGTTCAGGCCCTTGATGACCTCCGCCATCTTCTCCGAGCGGTGCTGCATGTCCTCGCCGTTGATGGCCGCGAAGGTCGCGCAGTCCTTGGCCAGCAGGACCATGCCCCGGCCGTTGAAGTCGGTGCCGAGGGCGTTGCCCGCGTACTCCGGCAGCTCGTGGCCCTCGTCGAAGAGCACCATGCCGTAGTCGCCCAGCATGGCCACCGGGCCCTGGTCGCGGTCCGAGGTCTTCTCGCGGATGACCAGGTCCGTCATCAGCATCGCCTGGTTCGTGATGACCAGGTCGGCCTGGGAGCCCGCCTCCTTGATCTTCTCCGCGAAGCAGACGGCACCGAAGGGGCACTCCGACTTGCCGGGGCACTCGTTGGAGCTGGAGGAGAGCTTCGACCACTCGAAGTCGGAGATCTCGGCCAGGAAGTGCTCGCGGTCGCCGTCGTGCGCCTCGTCGGCGGCCAGCTCCTGCTTGACCTCCAGCGCGAGCGGGTTGCGCTCGTTGTCGTCGGAGTTCAGCTTGGCCTGGCAGGCGTAGTTGGAGCGGCCCTTGACCAGCGCCCAGGTGAAGTCGATGCCGGACTTCTCCTGGAGGAACGGGATGTCCTTGTTGGCGTACTGCTCCTGGAGGGCCTTGGTGGCCGTGGCGACCACGACGCGGGTCTCCTGCTCCAGCGCCTGGAGGAGCATCGGGGTGACGCCGCCCAGGGACTTGCCGGTGCCGCAGCCCGCCTGGCACAGGAGGTGGCGGCCCTCGGTCATCGCCTCCTCGATCGCGGTGGCCATGATCTGCTGCGGCTTGCGGGGCTCGTAACCCGGCAGTTCCTTGGCGAAGTTGACCTCGACCTCGGCCCACGTGGCAGGGGCGGTCTGGAAGGTCTCCGGGGCGGTAACGGTCATATGGGCCTCCTGGCGAGTCGGTCTCTCTGGCGTCGAGTACGACTCTACACCAGGAATCCTTGGAGTGGGAAGCCCTTTTTGGCTTTTTAAAAAGCGAAGCCCTCCAAGAATCTTGGAGGGCCGCTTGCCGGGGTCCCGGTCGAACAGGGTACGATCCCCGGAGTGAGTTGAGGGATGCCAGTCCCGCAACTCGCGCACCACGCCCACATCGTAGGAAGAACGGGTGCACATGAAGTTGTCCGACCACGGTACCGCAGAGTCGGCCCCGAGTCACGTTGACCTTGACGCCATCATGGCCGTCCTCCGTGACCACCCCGAAGCCCTCGTCGAGTGCGCCATGGCGTTCTCCATCTACCGGAACCCCGAGCAGCGCGGCATGCGTGCCCTGGAGCGGTCCGCGAACGTCGCCTTCCACTGCGTCCAGGAGACCCTCGCCCACGAGGCCTGGGGCCTGTCCCCTCACGGACTGATCCAGACCATCGAGCGCGGCAAGTCCTGGGACTCCGAGGGCCGGGAGGTCTCGATCTACCGTCTCGCCGAATCGGTGCGGGAAGGTGTCACCAAGTACATAAACCCTAAGAACCCTGGAAACCCGTCCAGGGCCTGGAGGCCCTCCAAGACCCTGAAGGGTCTGGAGCACAAAGATGATGGTGACACCTTCGCGCACCGATTCTCTCTGCCGGAGGTCTGGGCCCTGCTGGACCCGGCCCTGGACATCTGGAGCCGACGGAAGGACCAGTTGGGCAAGGAGGGCTGGAGGGTCGCGATGCTGACCGGTCTGGAGACCCTGGAGATGTCCGCGAAGGAGTGGGCTGGACTCTGCGGAGGGGTCGACCGGTCCAAGCGGCTGGCCAAGAAGTTGGAGGCCTACGGCTTCGGGATCCTCACCAAGACCGGGAAGGCCCGAGCGACTCGGTACACCCTGGACTGGTCGCAGCTCCTGAGCGAGCAGGCGGCCGAGATGTTCCTGATGGACCAGCGGACCCGGGAGGGCCACCTGCTGGTGGAACACGGCCAGGAGCAGATCCGCATCACCCAGCCCCTGTCGGCCGAGGAGATGCGGGCCAGGGAGGGCGAGAGGACCGCTCAGGCCCTGCTGGCCGAGCTGGACGGAACGGAGACGCCCGAGTACCGGGCGGACATCGAGCTGCTGGCCGAGGTGCACCGGCGGGCCACGGCGGACGACTGGGGCCGGTGGATGGAGGTGGAAGTCTGATGCCCTACGTCCCCGAGTGGATGCGGACCCCGTGCCCCCGCTGCGATCTGCACCACCCGCGTCACTGCCCGGAGTGCTACCGCCCGGGTGATCCTCCGCCGTGCTGGGGCCACGTCTGCTCGTGGCCCAACGACGAGGAGGACGACTCCACCTGACGGTCTGAAAGGTCTAGGATCTCCCCCAGGAAAAACTGAAGGCCCCTCCGGGGAGAGGGGCCTTCAGCAACAAACGTGACACCGGGGAGGATACATGACCGAGGTGATGCAGGGCGGGAACCCCTTCGAGACGCTCCGGCGTGTCGACGATCGGGGCGAGTACTGGATGGGGCGCGAGCTGATGCCCCACGCGGGCTACGTCGACTGGCGGAACTTCCAGCGGGCGATCAACGACGCCCGGAGCGCCATGGTCCAGGAGGGGTACGACCCCTCGGATCACTTTGCATTGGTGAGTTTGCCGAAAAATCCTGACCAGCAGGAACGTGGTCGGGGTCGTCCTGCAAACGTCACCGACTGGCGGCTGAGCCGCACGGCCTGCCACTTCACCTTCATCAACGGCGACCCGAACAAGCCCGAGATCGCGGCGGCCCAGCACTACTTCGTGCTCCAGACCCAGCGGATGGAGGCCGTCCAGCAGGCAGTGCCCCAGGCGATGCCGACCCTGCCGCAGGCGTTGAGGGCCTGGGCCGACGAGGTGGAAGCCCGCGAGAAGGCCGAACTCCAGGCGGCCGAGGCGAAGGCCGAGGCGGAGATGCTCCGGCCCCCTGCGGAGGCCTGGGAGTCCCTTGCGGACGTCGGTCAGGACTACTCCGTCCGGGAGGCCGCGTACATCCTGATGCGGGACGAGTCGATAGCCCACCTGGTGGGCCCGCAGAAGCTCTTCCGGTGGGTCGTGGACAACGGCATGGCCCAGCGGAAGCTGAACGGCGCGTACATCCCCTACGCGGTCCACTCCGACCGGCTGCGGCTCAAGCCCCAGTCCCGGCCGGACAACGACGTCCCGGGCGGCTTCAAGGAGGCGAACGCCCAGCTCCGGATCACCGTCAAGGGCCTGGAGTGGATTCAGCAGCGGATGCGCGAGCAGAGCCGCCCCGAGCTGCTGGCCACGATCCCGGCCCAGCGGGCCCCGGAGGTCATCCGGACTCCTGGCGGGGTGATTGACATGCGGCGGTACAGGGAGGTCTCCCAGCACCGTTAGACTCCTGCGGCGTCCCACCCCCGGGGAACTGGACACGCCCCGGGGGTGGGGACGTCCAGACACGACGAAGGCCCCGGACGCCACAAGTTGTCCGGGGCCTTGCCGTTGCCCATTTCGGGGAAGAGGCGGTGCTTTCCTCCAGTTGGCCCAGGCCGCCCGGAGTCCACCCGCTTGCAGTCGGGCTCATCTCACGGTGCGTCTGGGTGCCCCTACGGTCCTTTTTCGCAGCAACGGGAGGTCCGCGACCCGCTTAGCCTGACCGTCCCGGGCGGTCTGCTGCTGTGCCGGGGCGGAAAGGAGAACGCCCTGGGCACATCCTTGGGAGCCCCGTATCGGCCACAGCACGGGGCCACGCTGTCACGGCACCACCCGAAGGTGACGCGGCCTTCCCCTATTCGGCCAACAGCCCGGGGAGGACTGCGATCGGCTCCTGGACGGAGGCCTTGGCCTTGGTGCGCTGACCCCCATGGGAGGGTCTGCCCGAAGCGAGGTGTCTCACTTACACGCACCCGTGCGGGACAGAGGATTCGAACCCCCCTCGGGCCCCCTTCGACACCGCCGCACCGAATCAGGCCGTCCCGCTTACCACCTGGCCACTGGAGGCGCTCTCCACCCCTCCAGTGGCCGTTGTGCACCCGGCCGGATTCCTGGTCCGACCGAGCAGGTGACCGGGGACGTGGCGCTCGACCTGTCCAAAGGCGTGCAAGACGATCCGGTCTTGTAGGGCCCGGAGGCCCGACGAGGAAGACGTTACTCCAAGATATGCGGGAGTACAACTGGATCAGTAGCCCCGCGCCAGATACGCCTCGTGGACCGCATCCAGCCCCTTCTGGACCAGTTCCCGGTGCGTCGCGCCCTCCTCGGCCATCCGCATCAGGTCGATGATCCACTTGGCCACGATCCTCGGCCGGTCCATGCCCGGGAAGAAGGTCATCTCGAACAGGGCCCCCTCGTCGCTCAGGGCGTACCGCACGTCCAGGACGAACGTGCCCTTGCCCTTCAGAGGGGACTGGTCGACGAGATCCCGGACGTCCGAGAAGAAGTCGTTCACGCGCCCCACGACCCCGGCCCCCGATGGTCCCGGCAACAGCACCATCCGTCCGACATGACCCCGCCTCCGTGATAGCCGTCCCTCAGCTCCCCCTGGCAGGAGTGGCAGCACAGACCGGGGTGGTGCTCGGACTCGCACCAGTACTGGCCCCAGGTCTGGCGGGGGTGCAGGTCGCCGCCGAACCGCTTGAACCACCGGAGCTGGGAGGCCTTGCCCCACTTCGCCACGACCTCCGGGATCTGCCCGTTCTCCGGCGGATGCTCCGGTTCGTGAGAGGGGTCCTCCAGGGGCGTCATCGGCGGTCCCCCGACCGCTGGAGGGTGACCGCCTCGTACTGCCGGTCGATGGACTCCAGGGCCTCCCGGAAGTACTCCCGGGCCCGCTCCCGGGTCTCCCCGTCCCAGTCCTCGCCCTCCAGGGAGACCGAGAAGTGGTTGGCGAGCTTCTCGCCGTCCGGGTGGTCCCGCCACGCCAGCGGGTAGAACGTGATCCGCACCCGGAAGTCGAACTCCTGGTCGTCCGACGGGGACAGAGCCGTCATCACGTTGCCGTCGGCCGTCGTCGGCCAGGCCTCGACCTCCTCGACCAAGATCTCGGCAGCCTCGAACAGGTCCTTCTCGTTCATTCCATGCCTTCCGTGAGCATCTGCCGCCGCATGGCAGCCGTCATGTACTCCGAGCCGTCGACTCCCGAGCCCAGAAGCTCGTCCGACTGAGCGTTGCCCCGGAGCATCGCGAACATCAGCCCGACCTCGACCGACTGGCGAGTGAGCATCGAGCGGACCGTAGCAGTCGGGCCGCCGGAGCCGATCCGGGAGATCCGGTTCAGCCGCTGGGTCCGCAGGCCGTACGTCACCGCCATGTCGTACTCGACGAGGTAGGAGGCCTCGGGGATGTTCACCCCTCGGGCCCCGGCGTCCGAGGTGAGCAGGACGGCTCCGCCCTGGTGGGCCTTGAACTCGTCCAGCTCCTCCAGCCGGAAGCACCGGATGCCCTCGTTGCGCAGGGCGAAGTGCAGGTGCGGGATCACCGAGGGCCCGAAGAACGTGAAGACCACCGCCTTGTCCCCCTGACCCAGGACGACCGGCTCCAGGTACCGCACGAGGGCCTCCAGCTTCGCGCTGGGGGCCTTCTGGAGGTATTCCACGCCGAACTCGTCCACGAGGGTCCTGGCGAGCTTCGAGGAGCCCTCGCGGGCACTGTGGGCGATCGACAGAGGGTGCGCGCAGATCTGTCGCAGGGCCTGGAGCTGACCGCCCACGCCGTCCATCTCCGCCACGAGGTCGTAGAGCTTCCTCTGGTCGCCCTCCATGTCGACCCAGAGCACCTCCTCGGTCATCGCCGGGAACTGGTTCACCACGTCGGGATCCGTCTTCCTCTTGGAGAGCATCAGGGGCTGGCAGAGGGCCGCGAACTCCTCGGTGCGGTGGTCCCAGTACCGGGCCTTGCCGTAGATGTCCCGCCCCCGCACGAAGTACGAGTCGAACTCCTTGATCAGCGGCATGGCCTGGGGCCGCAGCAGCCGGAGCTGGTTGAAGGCGTTCTCGTAGTCCTTACGGATGCTGGTGGCCGTCATCATGAACACCGGGAGATTTTTAAAAACCTTCCGGAGGGCCTTCAGGGTGTACTCGTACGCCTTGTAGGTGGCCGAAGACCGGTTCGAGAGCTTGTCGGCCTCGTCGAAGAAGACCACGGGTCGCCGGTGGTCCGAGAAGACCTTCGTCAGCAGCTCGCCGGACTCCAGGGTCTTGCGCCGGTTGGCCATCACCGACCGCACCAGGTCGGCCTTGCCGGTCTCGTACGTGGTGATCAGGACGTCCGGCAGCCCGAGCTTGGCCAGCTTGTTCTTCCGCGAGGACCCATGGTGGATGCGGGAATTCAGGCGGGTGAACTTTCCGAAGTCCTCCTGCCACTCCTTGAGCTTGTTCTTCTCGCACACCAGGATCACCAGATCCGCCAGGCCGTCCTCGAAGGCCAGAGCGGCAAGCTGCATGGCCGCGTGGGACTTTCCGAGACCGGTGTCCCAGGAGAACATCCACTCCGGCTGCTCGCCGCTCTGGACGCCCACGTAGGCCTGTGCGATGTGCTCGGTCTGGAAGTCGTACAGCCCGCGATCGGAATAATAAAGAGCCCCCTCCGGCCAGTGCGCAGAGGGGGCGGGTATCAGGGTCTGAGTCATGCAAGCACCATCGCCTCGTCGATCTCGAACCCCCAGGAGATCTGAGCGTGCCCCACGGGTCCGAGCTGCTTCACCGCGACGATCTCGCCGTTGCACCGGAGTTCGGCAACCGGCGCTTCCTTGTCGCAGCGAACGATCGCGTAGAAGGTCGCGTGATCCGCCCCGAGGACCTTGCGCGCGGGGCTCTCGACTCCGTCCACGACGATCGTCCACGGGCCGGGGTCGTGCACAGCACGCTCGAACTGCCGCGCCCGCATCACCATGCGGGACACAGCGTTTTCGAGGTTCATGTCGCCGTCCCTCCCGTTCTACAGGAATTGTTCCTAGCAGGATATTAGCCAGGCGAACGGTCAGACGTCTACATGATCATCCCAATCCGAACGGGAGCACGAGGAAGTCGGAGACGCTCGTCGTAGGTGCCAGCCGGTAGCCGAACTTCACGCGAGTGTTCCAGGTGGTGTCGGTGAAGGCTGAGATCTGAGTGCCATTCGCCCGAACGATGACGCTGTTCCCATTGCAGTCGGCCTGGAGCATCTGGCCCGAGGCCACAGGTGTGCTGTGCGTAGCCACTGTTCCCGTGATCGTGTTCCCGGACATCGAATAGACATCCTTGCGGCCGATCACATAGCCCTTGGTGGTGGCGATCGTCTGACCACCGGAAACCGACTTCTCGTGCAGGCTCCGGATCATCAGCCCGGTGATCAGATCATCCGGGTGATACCCCGCGTTGTCCACGAACGGGCTCATGGTCGTGGCCCCGAACTGGAGCATGGCGGCGTCAATGTTCAGCAGGTCCGTATTCGGGACTGCCGTGGTGTCCTCTCCGCTGTAGCCCACCGTGCAGGCCATGTTCACCGTGGTGGCCGGGGCCGTCCCCGCGATCCCGATACGGGTCCAGGTGTTCTGGGGCAGCGTCTGGAGACTCCACGCGCCGTTGTTCCCCAGGTAGGCCCATCCCGCGTCGAACCAGTCGATCGTCATGACGACCGGGTGGTTCGCCCGGGGGTAGACCCACATGGACCAGTACGCCTGGGTCCCCGGGGTGGTCGTGAAGGTCGTCGCGGCCCGGTGGTAACCGGTGCCCCCGCTGCCGCCGATGGCCAGCGAGGCGTTGCCGAACTTCGCCCGGGTCGCGTCACGGGCGATGGTGACCCCGTCGTCCCAGTTCTGCCACCCCGTGGTGTCCGTGTCGAAGCCGGAGTTCGTGATCGCGTTCGTTCCGGCGGCCGAGGTGGCGTTGAAGGTGAACTGGCCCTGGGCGATGACGTTGGAACGCCCGGCCGAGTAGAGGGCCGGGACGCCCTGGGAGGGGAACGGTCCCCGGGCCGCATTCAGGACGACCTTCTCCGAGGCGACCGTGAACGGGTTCTGGTCCCGGTAGTCGGGGCTCGTGGGCGGCAGCTTCCACTGAAGGGCCTGGCCAGTCTCCGCGAACTCCAGCGGGGTCCCGTCCGGGTGGTGCGCCCCCTCGTACACCAGGGGGACGCTCTGGGTGTAGATCAGGCCGAGGTCGGCCAGGGCCTTCATGACCTGGGTCAGGAGGGCGTTCGGGACCGCCGTGGAGGACTCGGGGACGTCCTTTCGGGCGGTACCGGTGGCCCCGAAGAACCCCAACGTGGTGGAGGCGTTGGAGTGCGTCCGCTGACCGTTGACCACCACGTCACCCTCGACCCGGAGGGCCACCTGGGTGTACGCGTTCCCCTGCACCAGGCCGATCGACGGGGAGAACGCGGTGGAGTTGGTCCCCATGGCGAGGGGGCCGACGCCGCCGAACCAGTCGGTCACGGAGGCCTGATCGCTCGGGTCCCCGGACAGCGTGATCTGGGAACCGCCCAGAGCGAACGGCTTCTGCGCTCCGGCCCAGGGCAGGCCGTTGCTCTGGGCGGCGTTACCCGGGCCCACCGTGGTGTGGTTCGGGCCCGCGTCGGAAAGGGGGTGGTTGGCCCCGATCTTCACAGTACTGGCGGACTTCACGATGCTGCCGGACCCGACGACCGTCGTGCCGTTGAGGACATCCCCGGGCCCGGACGGCTCGGTCAGACCGCCCAGGACGGTCATGTCCCGCCCCTGTGCCGTGAGATTACCCGGACCTGCCACCGTGGATCCGCCCGTGGCGTCCCCGTCCTCGGAGGACAGAACGGTGGCCATGTCCCCAGAGGCTCCAGTGGAGGGCTGGGGAACGATCCCGGCGAGACCCATGACCGTGGCCGAGGCCCCGTTCAGCTCCGAGTTCGCGCCGTACGCGCTGGAGGCCGTGGAGTTGGCCGCCGTGTTCCCTCCGGACTGGTACCCGACCCAGGTCTGGAACGGGTTGAAGTCCGTCGGGGCCGACCGGGTGAGGACCACGGACCCGGTCGAGTCGCCCTCGTGCTGGTGGGTGCCCACGGGATCGGCCACGCGGAACAGGGCCCGGCCCGGCTCGGAGGCCATCAGGACCGCCGTGGTGGTCGTGGTGTCGGCCCCGTCGATGGTGAAGGTCTTCGGGGCCCGGAAGATGTGGGCGGCCGGGGGCAGGATGTCCACGCCGTCCAGGACCACCCGGACGTTGTCCGAGACTTCCGCGACGATCTGCACCCGCACCGGGTCCTCGGTCCAGACGTCCACCACGGCCGGGTCGATGAAGAGCGGGAAGGCGACCGGGTTGCCGCCCTCCGGCTGCACGTAGACGTCGGTGGTGACCGGTGCCCCCGTCTCCGAGTCGAGCAGGGAGATGGATGCGTACGGGAAGACGTCCCCGGCACTGTTCGTGATCGGCAGGTGCAGGTGGCAGCGAGGCTGCACGGGCGTACTCACTTGTACAACACCCCCGAGTTGAACTGGTCGTAGGACCAGAAGTACTGGAATCCGGCCGTGCCGGTGCCCCGCACCCCGAGGCCGTAGCGGTTGGACGCGAGCAACGCGGGGGAGGTGTCGTTGGCCGTGGCCACCTGAGTGGTGTTCTTCAGCACGGTGATCTGCCCGCCTGACGTGAACTGGATGTTCATCTTGTCTCCGGCCGCCATGTTCGAGCTGTAGGTGGCCAGGGTGGTCTGGACGCCGCCGAGCACCCTCGTGATCTGAGAGTTGTTGCAGAAGATGTAGTTGTTGGGGTCCACGTACCGGCCGACCACACCCATGCCCGTGGTCGGCGTGACGGAGGCGCTCCACCGGGTGGAGACGGTCTTCATGGCCGTGGTGGGCTGCGTCAGGACGTAGGCCAGGGCGTACCCGCCGGAGGCACCGGTGAGCGAGAGATTCCCTGCCGCCGACACCGTGACCGCCGATCCCGCGCCGGAGGTGACCGGCCACCAGGCCTCGCCGGAGGCCGCGTTGCTCAGCGCGCCGGTGGTGCGGAAACCGTCGAAGACGTAGTTCGGCAGGAACGCGATGTTGTTGAACTTGGTGGTGGTCTGGGCCAGGTCCAGGCCCATGTACTTGCCCGTCAGGTTCAGCGCGGGAGCGTTGAAGAAGACCGGAGTGCCGTCGATGGAGTCGACGTACATCACGTTCGGGCCGGAGACCGCGATGAAGTGCGAGTGCGCGAGCCCGTTGAAGGGCAGCGAGCCGATCGACGCCAGGGACACGGAGTTCCCCGCCGCCACGGTGTAGGTGTTCGAGGGGTCTCCCGGGGCCTTGGTGGCCAGCGAGACCGTGTTCGCCGCCTGGTCCAGGATGATGTATCCCGCCGCCGCGCTGGAGCCGCTCTGGCCCGTGTGGCGGATCGCGAAGGCCGCCTTGTTCCCGGTGCCTGTGAACGTCAGGGAGATGTAGAAGTTCTGGCGGGTCTGGTAGATGTTCTTGAGGACGCCCAGGCCGCCCTCGTAGCCCTTGTAGGCGTTGTGGTCGGCACCTACGAACCACTGCGGTCCCGACGGGTAAGGACTCTGGTCGGAGAACGGCAGAGGGAAGTACGAGTACGGCGCGTAGTCGAAGTCGGCCACGCCCAGGGAGCCGTCGCCCGGGTCCTGGTGGTAAAAGAAGTCGATCACGCCGACCGGAGTGGTCGACGAGAACGGCTGCTCGATCGACTGGTTCGCGATCAGCCCGAGGTCGGCCAGGGCCCGGACGAGGGTCCTCAGGGTCACGTTCCCGTCGTCGGATCCCGAGACGGTCTGCCGGATGGTCCCTGCGGTGCCGTAGAAGCCCACCCGGCTGTTGGCCGAACCCAACGAGGCCAGACCGTAGTTCTGGAGCGACCCGGTGATCGTGGTGATGGCACCCGGGTGCCCGAGGGCGATCTGGTTCGCACTGGTGGTGACCGCGCCGGAGCCGAGAGCCACGGAGTTGTTGTGGGTGGTGCCGACCTCGGCCCCCTGGCCGATGGCGACCGAGTTGGGGGCGTTCGCGATGGCGTTCTGGCCAATGGCGACGGCCGAGGTGCCGGTGGCCGCCACCTGCGATCCGGAGCCCACGGCAGCGGAGTACTCGGCCTGGGCCGAGGCGTTCTTGCCCACCGCAAGAGACTCGGTCCCGCCCGCGTTCGCCCCGTAGCCAATGGCGGTCCAGGCCTGACTGGTCGGGTTGCCGCCCGCACCAGAGCCGACGGCCAGGGAGTAGTCGCCGCCCGCCGTGGCGTTGTACCCCACCGCAAGAGTGTTCGTCCCGGGAGCGTTCGAGCCGTACCCGAAGGCAGCGGCATTGAGTCCGGCCGCGCTCGCGTTGACGCCGATGGCCGTGGAGGCGTCCCCGGCCGCCGTCGCGCCCGTTCCGAGGACCACCGAGTTCGCCCCGGCCCCGCCGTGGTTGTGCGGAGGGATGTTGCCGCCGTACTGGGAGACGTAGCCCGTCAGCCACACGAGGTGATCCCCGGCCTCGAAGACGGCCTGTCCGGTGTAGGTGAAGATCGGGGTGTAGGTGCCGGGCCCGAGGTCGAAGGCGTAGAAGCCCCAGTCCCGGGTCGCGCTGACCGTGGCCAGGGTGGTCTGGACCGCCAGCGAGTCGGTGACCTTCATGGTGAAGGTCTCCCCGGAGGAGATCTGGGACTTCACCCACAGGGACAGGCGGCCGGTCTCCAGCAGGGAGAAGGTCGGACCGGTGAGGGTCACCGTCCCGCTGTTGGCCGACTGGGTCATCCGCAGGGCGTACTGGTAGTTCGTCCCGGGAGGGATCGTCAGGGGGTCGTAGGAGTGGCCTCCGCCGTTCGTCTCGGCGAAGCCCCAGCCCGCAGGGTCACCCCCGCCGTTGAAGCTCTGGGAGCTGGCCACCACAACCGGCGTCAGGCCCGTCCCGGAGGGCGGATTGCCCCACTGGGCCTGCCCGGCCACCGAGGTGCTCAGGAGGACCTGGCCGGACACCGTGGGGTTGTTGACGATCTCCAGCGGGGCCGAGGTGGAGACGATCTCCTCGGGCGGCGGCGGGGCGTCCAGGTACACCAGGATGTCCGACACCTGCTCGTGCTGAGCCAGGATGGACATCCGCTGCGGCTTGTCGATCCAGAAGTCGATCACGCCGTTGACCGCCGTGAAGGGGTTGTCCAGGACCTCGTCCCCGGTGGGGCCCGCGTAGAGCGGCTGACCGATCGGGATCGAGTAGTCCACTTCCCGCACAGTCACCGTCGCGTTGTAGAGCAAGTTGCCCTCGCGGTCGGTGATGGGGCGAAACAGGTGAGCACGGGCCACAGGAATCCTCCTCGGTCTTCACCCCTTCACCGGCCTGGACGAGACAGGGACATCAGAGCTGAGAGGTGTTCAGACTCCCGTCGGTGTTGACCGTGATCTCCCACTGGACCCCGTTGGCGTCGAACATCACGATGCCCGAGCCCTGCGGGATCACGGTCTTGTCCTCGGCCGTTCCGAGGACCAGCCGGTTCGGCCCGTCGGTCTCCGCGCCCGCACCGAGGGCAGAGGAGTGAGCGAAGTCCGCCACGGCTCCGTCACCCAGGGCCGTGGAGCTGTCTCCGGCCGCCTGAGCGCCGTTCCCGAGGGCGGTGGCCGCCAGGCCCGTGGAGGTCGCCGTACGGCCCGCAGCGAGCCCTGAGACGCCCTGGGTGGACGCCGCCTGCCCCAGGGCGGTGGAGTAGTCCCCCAGGGAGTTGGAGTTGGCCCCCAGGGCCGTGGAGTTGATGCCGGTGGAGGTGGCTGCCGTCCCCAGGGCCGTGGAGCTGTCTCCCGGGGCGGTGGCTCCCACCCCGATCACCATGGAGTTCGTCGCGGTTCCGAAGTGCTGGGAGTCCGATCCGGCCGCGAGGACGTCCACGTCCTCGTAGAACTGCATCGGGAGGTTGCCCTGGACGACGCCGAACCGGACCCGGGCGGGCTGGTCCAGGTAGACGTCGATGACCCCGGTGGCCGAGACGAACGGGTTGGTCAGGACGTTGTTCCCGGTGTCGGACGAGTAGATGACCTGGCTGATCGGGTCGGTGGTGCCCGGCTCGAAGACGGTCACCTGCACGTTCGGCAGCAGGTCCCCCGCATCGTCGGTGACGGGACGGGTGAAGTGAGCGCGCACGGTCTCTCCTTACGAGCCGGTGTAGACGAACGAAGACGGCATGATCGAGGTGTCCGGAGCATCCGGGGAGCCCTCATCGACACCGACGGGGAGGGTGTCCGGCAGGAAGGGCCTCTGGGGCACCGGAGTGGGCCGGATCTGCGAGCGCAGCCACTGGCGGTAGATGTGCCACCAGTCCTGGGGGATCGCGCCGTGCCAGGCCTTGAACATCGGGTCGTCGGAGACGTCCGGGTTCTGGTCCGGCGGAGAGAGGTTGGGTCCGCCCTTCTGGACGGTGTGTTTCGAAGGCATCCCCATCATCACCGACTCGAACCAGGGCCGGATCTTGATGGCGGAGACCGCGAGATTCGGGGCCGCACCGGTGACCCGCCAGAGTAGCGAGGAGCCGCCAGTGGGCTCCTGTTCGTCGCCGTCCGGGAAGAGGAACACCCCGTTGGGGTCGTTCCGGATGTCCCACACGGGCCAGAAGGTCCGGCCGCCGTCCCGGCTGAACTCCCACATGATCGCGTCGTTGAAGACCGAGATGTTGTCGACGTAGAAGACGTCGGAGGACGCCTGGTTCTGGAAGAGCTGGACCTTGACGTCGAAGATGTCCCGCTCGACCGCTCCGGCCGCAACGTCGTTCCAGGTGCCGACGGCCTCCATGCCGTCCCAGTCGGCCGCCAGGGCCTCCACCTCGCTCCAGAGCCGGGTGCCCTCAGGGACCCCTCCGGTGCCGATGTTGTACTCGACCGACCACTCCACGATCTGCCCGGCCGTGGTCGTGGCCGACTCCTGCGCGAGGACCGTTCCGTCCCCGTTCAGGAGCTGGAGTACCACCGGGGTGGAGAGCGTCTCGGGCGCGAGGATCCGGGCTGCCGCGTAGAGCTTGCCGACCGAGGATACGTTCAGGGTCTGGAAGGACTCGATGCCTCCCTGGGCCCCGACCTGGATGGTGCCGGAGATCGTGTCCCAGGTGGGCAGGTAGGGGTTCGGGTCCGAGTCTTCGATCTGGTTCCAGGTCCCCTGCTCCTCCATGGAGCTGTAGGTGACCGGGTCACCGGCCCGGGTGACCTTCACCAGCGAGCCGACGTTCGTGTTGAAGTACGGGTCGGGCTCGATCTTGGCATCGCCCATCGGACGCCAGTACTGGAGCGAGACGTCGTCGAAGTCGGGGTCGGCCAGGAGCTGGGAGGGCGGGCTCTGGGT